CGGTGTGAGTATTTTTGAGGATGGAAACATTGATGAAGATTCCAACGGTGATGGTATTGGCGTTATAGCTGACAAGAGTGCTATGGCTGCCCTAACCAGCGTAGATACCAGAACTGAGAGACAAAGAGATGCGTCCCTCAGGGCTACTGAAGTTGTAATGACATCAGACTATGGAGTTTTTGAGTTAGATGATAGCCGTGGTGCTGGTCTTACTTACAAAGTTTCTAACCTAGCTACTAACAACTAGAGGTAAACTATGGTAACCGGAATAACTGAACGTAATAAAATGAAGGTGGAGTTAGCCAATCTTGGATACTCGTTGAAGTACATAGATGAGTGGCAGCCGAAAACTACCCTGTACAGACATAAGAAAGCCTACAACAATGAAGGTGATGTGACTGATGATATCGGCACATCTGTATCAAATGTACCGGGGAATCCTGATTATGTGTTGCGTAAGGCTAGAATCGGTTTATTCCCTTGGAAGCCAAGTGAATCATGTGAATGTAGGTGGTGTAAGGATTCGTATGTGGAGCCTCAGACAGAACCTGAAGTTAATTCAGATATGGCTACTAAGACCTGTGAACTGTGTGGATTTACAGCGGAAGCTGCAAACCTAGCAGGAGCATCGTCTAAGTTGACGTTCCACAAACGTAAGTCTCACCCGGATGTATAATAGAGTCCTGAGAGTTGTAACGATTGACCGTGGCTCTCAGGATTCTCTAAATAAATAACGGTTGGTCGCAGGGGTTAGCCCTGTAATAAGTGACCTTTAAGGAGGTTAGATATGTCGTTTCCACAGACAATAATGGGGAAATTCGGGTGGGAGAAAGTAACCACCACCGCTCAAAAGCATAAACTAGGAACTCGTATGCAGATTTTCGACAGAGAGTTTGTATATGCAAGTACAGGCGAAGATATAATTGCAGGTAACTTGGTAATGGGTAAAGCAGGAACTGCTGCTCATCAGGTTGACTTGGCAGTATCTGCTGCTTCTGCTGGTGCTACTACTGTAACTCTTTCGGGTTCTTTATCTGTTGCAAAAGACCTGTACAAAGATGGATGGCTTATCTTCAATGACCTTCTAGAGGAGGGTCATATGTACAGAGTTAAAGGTAATACGTTGGTATCAAGTGCAACTGGGTGTGTGGTAACACTTGACGAAGAAGATGGACTTGTAGTTGCAATAACAGCTTCACAGCAAGTTGGTCTATATGAAAATCCATATAAAGGCACAGAGAAGCATGATGCCAATGATGTAGACCAACCTCCACTAGGTTGGACTTGTGTTGATATTGCATCAGGTTCTTACGGATGGCTTTGTGTGCAAGGAGTTACAACAGCCTTATGTGATGGTACTCCAGCAGCAGGTGTTCCCTTAATAGCATCTAATGGTGTAGATGGTGCTGTAGAAGTCTATGATGAAGACGGTACAGTTAACCTTTCACCTGTAGGTTATATGGGACCGATAGCTGGTGTAGCTGGCGAATACTGCCTTATTAAAGCTAATATCGAGTAGTGAATCCTGTAGAACTTTGGACACCTCAAGGCTCCACGTATGTAGGTGGTGAGGACACTGGCTATAATGGCGAGACAGGGGTGTCCATTGTTGTACACACTTTCCAGTTTCATGACCCCGTGACAGGCAGGTCACAGGTTGTGAAGATACCTGCAGACCCTACGATTTCTCAGGCACACATAGAAGATATGGCAGCACAGGCTCTGGAGACATTCTTAATTGAGTGTCGTGTTACAGATGGTAAGAAGAAGCCTACAGCTGCACAGAGAAGAGATATAGGGAAGCAGTTAAAAGAGTTTAGAGAATACGCTGAGAAGCGTAGAGAAAGTACAAACAATAGAATATATTACAGAGGTATCTGATGGTCGAACAGAACAAAACTATAGACATTACTCCAGCAGACATAGCAGAAGCGTTACAGGCTAAAACAATACAGATAACTAATCTGGAGTTGCAGGTAGCTGCACTGAAAAGAACTATCGTAGAGATGAGAGCGGAATCTATGGTAGAAGAGGAAGAACCTGCTGACGAGTAAAATTATGAGGCTTAGATATGCCTGTACAGGGAAGAACTCGTAAACAACTAAGACAGTCCATAGGTTACAACCTAGGGGCTTTAAAGGTTGGTAACGCTACAGGCGGTACTAATAACACCCTTATAGACGTTAATACGTTTAGAGGTGGGGACGATACCTACAACGGTAAGTTGGTTCTTGTTACTGATGCGAGTGACGGAACTACCCAGACTACTCAGTATGTTAACGATTACACAGCCAGTAATAACACTATCCAGTTTCAACAGAATGCCAGCTTTACTGTAGCCAGTTCTGATGAATATGAAATATGGAATGAACCATACGACCCTGCTATAATCCACGACTTTATCAATCAGGCAATCATAGACGTTACTGGTCAGGCATACGACCCGATAGAGAGTCCTGATATGTCTAGTTCACCGCATACTGCATTGTTTGCAGATGGTAAGACATTACGGTTCGATATCCCCAGTAATATATCTATCATTAACAGGCTCTATTACAGAAGCAGTATCTCGTTTACTAGATTGCATTCTTGTAATGCAGCATTTGATGAACACTCTACTTTAGTAGCAACTACTCTTAACGGTGCTATATCGGACGCAGATGCAACTTCTGTAACTGTTACCAGTGCTACTCCCTTACGTGCTAACCAGCAAATCCTAGTTGGCTCAGAGAAAATGACTATAAGTAGTATTAGTTCTAATACATTAACTGTTTCTAGGGGAGCAGGTGGAACAACTGCTGCAACTCATTCTGATGGTGCAAGTGTTCTTTTGTTTCCTATTGTAGATACAGAAGACAAGAAACAGGGAACAGGCAGTAACAAGTTTATTATTCCTGCTGCTGCAGGAACTAACCAAATTGTTACAGAGTCAATATCCAGTAAAGATATAAGTAAGTACGATTACCTTGAAGGTTGGATAAAAAGTACGACAGATACATCATCTGGGAATCTTCAAATCCTTCTTGATGATACTGCTAATTGTGCCAGTGCATTAGAGACATTGGATATCCCTGCTTTGTCAGCAGATACGTGGACTTATTTCCGTGTAAAACTGGCAAACCCAGAGACTGATACAGCGATTATATCTATAGGATTAAAGCAGGTAGCAGACTTAAATGCCTGTACTGTATTTCTTGATGACTTAAAGCTAGTTCAGAACGATACAGCTATCTGGGAGATATTCCCCAAGCATCTATGGAAAATAGATAGAAGTTCACGGGACTTGGTACTTACTGATTCAGGTAAGTTTGAAGCTGGTTACTCTATGCTAAAGATATCAGGTGGAGATAAACCTGCACTTATTTCAGCTGAGACAACAACTTCAGAGGTAGATGATTCATATATAATCGCAAGGGCAACAGGGTTAGCGTTTGCAGCTACGTCTGGTGGGGCTAATACAGACCCAGACCAAAAGAGACAACAGGCTGCTTTCTGGTTAGGGTTAGCTGAACAGGCTAAGAGGGCGTTCCCCTTACTAATCACAGGAAGAGTCGTTGAGTAATGGCAAACAAGGTAGTAGAAGATAACGAGATATACCTTGGCGGTACTTATTACCCGTTAAACCGTCCGGTACAGAGTGTACTGGCTTCTATATACCCGGCTAAAGTAACCATCGGTGACACTACCAGAGACAGCAACCTGCGTTCCTCTATTATTGCTTGGTCTGACTGGCGTGGTGGTATTGGTGTTGAAAGAATGCAGGGTCCTTCTGATGCTGATAGGGCTTGGTATTCTACCTGTAACCTTAGGCATAGACATCACCTAGTATTACCAGCATTATCTACTGGAACTACAGCACAGGACGCTGACGATGCCTCTATACAGGGAGCAATAACCTTTATACAAGACCTAGGAACAGTCTTATATGCTGGTTGGTCAACTGCTCCTTATTACTATAGTGAAGCTAACGATAGGTGGACTAGGGTAACCAGTACTGGCGATTATAGTTTTCCAGCTGACCCTACAGATTCCATTACTGTAAGAATGGCAGGAACAGATTATATAGTAGTGGCACATGGGGGAGGGTATAGTTATTTTTCTTCAGCTACCACAGTTTATAACAAAACCACCGATGCGAACTTTCTCACTTTCTGGGATGACAGATTATGGGGAATAGATGCCACAGGACAGCTTTGGTACACGATGACTATCGGTGGAGATACAGTTAATGATGCTAAGTTACCCGTACAGAACGACTATGTAACAGATTTGTTTGTTGGCAGGGATGCAGCTGGTGAGCAAATTATCTATGCAGCTACGAAGACTGGATTGTATGCACATGATTTTGCCAATCAGAGATGGGTAGAAACTGAATTTCAGTTACCCTTCCACAACTTTAACGGTACAGGTTCTGTTAGATGGCGTGACTCTATTTATATGCCCAGCGGATTAGGTATATATAAGTATATTAATGGTAGCAACAATGCTGTTATAACAGTTATGGGACCAGACAGGGATGACGGAGTTCGTGCAACCTACAGGGGAACCGTTAAGAAGTTAGTAGGAACTCATACAGAACTTATAGCTTCAATAGATGCAACTACAGCACCGGGGGCACAGTCAGCCACAGATATACCGTGGCAGTACGGTGTGACTTCTGGAGCAGCCAGTCATAGCTCCAGTGTTTTTGGTGAAGGAAGCGGTCAGTCTTCCATAGTTGCTTGGAATGATACGGGTTGGGAAACCAAATGGGCTGCTCCTACTGCAGATAAGGGAAAAGCAGTAGATATCATGCTTGTTACCAACGCAGGAAAAGGTGACTATAGATTATGGTGGGGCTTTAAGGGGCAGGTTTACCATCAGTTAATTCCGTTTGATGTAACCAATCCCTCTCAGTTAACAGCTGTAGACGGTACTGATTACGCATATCACGATGAGGCAGTTCACGAGACTCCTTGGTTTGATGCACAGCAAACAGAAGTGGATAAACTAGCTTTGAATTTAAAGGTGGAAGTTCAGGGAATTTCTGCAGATGAAGATGTTAAGGTGGAATACGGACTTAACTATTCGGAAACTTACGAAACAGCTTTAACTACGATAACGACATCATCGCTCTCTACCAATACTGGAGTGACAAGTGCTACAGAAGGAACCTATACATACCAGTTACCTAGTGCTGCGTCACCTATAGGGGTTTCTTTTAGGTCAATTAGATTTAAGTTAACACTTAGTAGGGGTAGTGATACCGCAAAAACTCCAGATGTAGTTTCGCTTACCTTGGAATATAGAAAGAAACTGGAAGCTAAGTATGGTCATACGGTAGAGGTAGACCTTAACAAAACCTACAGAGGCAACGACCCTAAACAGTTACGTTCTAATCTTGTCTCTTCCATAGAAGCAAACACATTACAGGAATTTACCTTTAGAGATGATGGTGGAGGGACACGTAACTACTACGTAGATGTAACATCAGCTACCGGAATTGAATATACAGGGCATGATGAACGAGGCTCATCTAGGATTACGTTGGTGGAACCATGATATTCGATGCAGGAACCACAACAGTTACTACGTCTGGCACAGAGGTACAGGTATCTAACGTAACCAACAAGGTACGCTGGATACAACTGAAGGCACTGGCTGCTAACTCAGGTATAGCTTACGTGGGAGTAAGTGACGTAACGACCACAAATGGATACGAGTTATCTGCAGGTAATACGCTTGAACTGAATTTTGGAGAGCAGGGAGGTACTGTAGCTTTTAGTACTTTCTACCTTGACGCTGCTTCCAGTGGAGATAAGGTCAGCTGGGCGGTGATACTGGATGGCTAATGTCACTACGACCATCACTAGCTGAACCACCAGAAGGATGGGAAGGTTCTAAGCCCGAATGGGTATTCTACGCATCACTGGTAGAGTTAGGGTATGAACCGGGAAATGATTTTAGTTATCAGTCTCCTTTGATGGGAGGTAGGCTGGATAAAGGGGGGATAATTATTGACTTTATGTTTAATAATCCTCCAGACTTAGCGGTGAATGTTCAAGGTGTATACTATCACTATGAACTGGGTGCCCAGACTACGGCACGGGATATCTTTGCCAGACAGTCTCTGGCAGGTATGGGAATAACATTAATATTTGTAGACGAGGATTACTTAGAACAGGACCCTTTGGGAACTACAAGGGAAGCATTAAATTATCAGGATAGTTCCAGATTAGGAGGAAGGTAAATGGCAATACCAACTATAAATTTTGCTGGGTACGTGTATAACGATGCCGGGACAGCTGTATCTGGTGCTTCCGTTAACCTTTATGCTAAGAATACTACCACCACTTCTCTTGCCAGTGACACCACAGATTCAAATGGTCGCTGGGATATTAACTACACCACGGCTGGTACGTCTGGACTAGATATACAGATACAAAGTGGTGAGTCGTATAGAAGAATTAAATACCAAGATAAAATTCACCTAGAAGAAGTAGACACTGCACTGCTCAACATAAGGGGAGTAGAGGGTGCAGCAGCTGCAATGTATTTCTTTGCAGATGAAGGGGAGGATGCTGGTGATAGGTGGAATATTTCTGTAGCTGATGCTGGTGTGATGACTATGGGTAACGACCTTAATAGCCAAGGTACTTACGTTGCTCATGTGACTCTTACACCTAACGCAACAGTAGCTAACTCTACATTTGCTGTAGCTGGTAACCTGACAGTAGGTAATGCACTTACTGTTACTGGTACTACTACACTAAATGGAAACCTAGTTCTTGGTGACGCAGTAGCGTCAGATACATTAACAGTTGGTGCAACTTTACAGGGTGGGACTCCTTTAGTTTTTGAAGGAGCAACAGCTGACGGTCACGAAACAAGTTTTGTTATCACAGACCCAACAGCAGACAGGACAATTACATTCCCTAACCTTACAGGAACAGTACAGCTTAGTGGTAATCCTATAACTGGTACGACCATAGATGCCAGCACGGACTTTACTATAGGCAATACGGTAATAACCGATGGAGTTATTACTGACTCTACTGGATTACAGCTGGCAGCCAACTTAGACATTGATGGTACTGTCGATATATCAGGTGACTTAACGCTATCTGCTGGGGGCGATGGGGCTTTGGTATTTGGTACAGCAGGAGAGAACTCCATCAAGATTCCTGATAATCAAGCATCCGCACTTATTATAGAAGAAGCCAATAATGCTTATATAACCTTTACCACAACAAACAGTTCGGAGGCTATTACCGTAGCCAAGCCTACTACGTTCTCAGGTGCATTAGATATTAATGCAGCAGTAGACATTTCTGGAGATTTAACATTATCTGCAGGAGGAGATGGGGCATTAGTGTTTGCCACAGCTGGCGAAAACTCTATTAAGATTCCCGATAACCAAGGTAGTGCTTTAATCATTGAAGAGGCTAACAACGCCTATATGACATTTGTTACTACAGATAGTTCAGAGGCTGTTAGCATAGCTAAGACCCTAACACTGAGTACAGTTGCAGCAGCTGGTACAGATACAGATAAGTTCTTGGTACTGGATAGTAGCGGTAACGTAGATTACAGAACAGGAACACAGGTAGCTTCTGATATAGGTGCTACAGGAGCAACTGCATTAGACGATATAGCTACAGGTGATGCTGCAGCCAGTCTTGTTACAACGGTTGGTAACATAACCATTGACGCACAGGCTAATGATGCAGATGTAATCATTAAGGTTGACGATAATGGTTCAGCAGTTACGGCTGTAACATTTGATGGCAGTGATGAAGGTAATGCACTCTTTGTTAATGATATAAAACTTATTTCTGATTCTTCTGTTTTAAGTCTTGGGGATGGTGGCGACTTTACGATTACTCATGACGGTACAACTGGAGCAACTCTTGCTGGTAACCCCATTACTATTACATCAGGAGGGGCTGCTACGTGGTCGTCATCTGCCGGTGCATTAACTATTACATCAGCAGCAGCAGCTACATGGTCTACTGCAGCAGGGGTATTAACCATAGATGGTGACGATGGAATCGTTCTTAATACTGGTGGGTCGGGGAACGTACAGGTTAATGAGAATTTTCTCGTAGGTGTAGATGATACTGGATATGATGTTACATTTTTTGGTGCTTCTGCTGGTGCGTATATGTTATACGACCAATCAGAAGACAAGCTTGTAGTTATGGGGGCATCAGCGGATGCTACTACCAGTACAGGCAAGCTGCTTCTTGCTACATCTCTTACAGATGTTAATGCTAACGATGTAATAGGAAAAGTTGAATTTCAGGCACCACATGAAGCTGGTGGCACTGATGCTATTACTGTAGCAGCATCCATTGAAGCTGTAGCACAGGGAACTTTTGCTGCTGACTTAAATTCAACAGATTTATTATTCAAGACAGGACATTCAGAAGCTGCTACTGAGAAATTCCGAATTACTTCACAGGGAGAATTGGGTGTTGGTGGTGCTAACTATGGTACTGATGGTCAGGTTTTAACGTCAACAGGTGCAGGAACTGCCCCTGCATGGGAAAATGCGGCAGGTGGCGGTTCATTGGAATTTGTAAGTAAAACAACAACAACAGGTACTGTTTCTTCAATTAGTATTACAGGTTTTACTGCCGATAGTGTGTACAAAATGATTGGGAAAAAGATTTTAATGAGTGGAAGTGGTCATGTACGGATGAAACCATTTTTAGATGGAGGTGGTTCAGTAACAACTGGTGCTTGTGATTACGTTGTAGACCGCCCCGGAGGGTCGAATGTATATACAGACCAAGATTATTTTGAACTATATACATATGGCTACGAAGATGATTACTTTGAATTTGAGGTTGATTTTAGTACAGATACCTATGGATGGATAAGAGGTCCGGGACATCCTAGCGGAAACACCTCAAATCCTAATGGGTATACATATCTGTATGGGCATTTACATGAAGCTAAATATGATACTAACAAGTTTTCTGGATTTCAGATGGTGAATGGCGGTGGAAATGACTTTACATCAGGATGTGAAATTTTACTTTACAAATGGAAGGAGAGCTAATGGCAAACAAATTAGTTAACGGTGTAGTAATCGAAATGACTGATGAAGAACTTGCGGATATTAGGAATCAAACACCTACTGAACCTGAGTGGAAGGAAAAGCGTCATGTGGAATATCCGGAATTCGGTGACCAACTTGACATGATTTATCACGACCAAGTTGACGGTACGACTACTTTTAAAGATGCTATCAAAGCAGTAAAAGATAAGTATCCAAAGAGTTAATCTAATAAGACATGGAGGCAGAACATGAACTTAATACAGGCAATCAAGTTTGCTAGGAAGTACAGTTCCTGTATGGATGAGACAGTAGATTTACTGGTAACTCTGCAGCAGTCTGTGAAAGACGGTAAGATAGTCCGTACAGAACAGAGTGCTTGCATGAGCAAATTCTGGAAACTGGTTAAAGCTATAGAAAAGGTAGGGTGATGAAGTGCCCAGTTTTAAGATACCTAAAGTTTCGTTGGGTAATCTGGGGGTAGTGTTCGGTATACTGCTAATCATTACTTTGGTAGTAGCAGGTACCCTTGGAATACTAATCTCTTATACCAATCCAATTCTCTGGATTGAACCTCATGTGTCTACGTGTACAGAAATATACACATGGACTGCATGTTGGATTCAGCCAGCATTAATCTACACTAACGGGATTGTTGTCTCGCTAAACAGTAATTGGATTCCAACTCTTTCGGTATCAATTGGACTGTTACTCATGGCACTACTTCAACCAGAAGTACGTAGAGGTATACGGTCCTTCCCTCGCAAAGTTATCAACGCATACAGAAAGGTATGTGTATGGCGTGACTGGCTATTTGCAAAGATAGAATACCTCAACGGTGAATCTGCCAAGTGGAGAAGGGCTTTTAATATTGCCAAGTCTCCTTACTCTTTCCTACGCATGATGGGGCTATCTCCTCAGATGGCTATTGGATTACTGGTAGCAGGTTCAACAGCAACGACAGCAGTCACGGTGAACGAAACCATACTGGCAGACAAGTGTTTCTCCTGTGGAGATTACGGAGAATATAACGCTCCGAATGACAAGCCATTGGATAGAGAATATACAGACAATACATTACAGATTAACCTAGGTGCTATCCCAGTACGAGAGATTCTAATCGAGAACGTATCGGTAGGTACTGTGTTCACAGGTGATGCAGCAGGTAGCGAAGCATCTATCTTACCTTCAGGAAAGACCGAAGCAATACTGGTAAGCGGTAACCCTGCTGTAGTTGACCCTGCTTTTACAGCAACGAGAATTGAAATTGGAGAGATGATAGTAGAAAAATCTCGATGTAAATCTATGGACTTCTCTGACGTTGATGCTCACACAATTATCATTGAACATAATGCCAGTGATGGGCAGTCAATTATTCAGACAGGTGGTACCGCCAGAGCCAGAGCCATTGGTGGTGGACACAATCAGGCAGAAGCCCTCACCGTAAATGGAGGTCTGTATGATAGGGTCTGGATTGACGCAGGCACAAGTGGTGTCAATGGAAAGGTTCAAAAATTAACGCTGAGTAATATTTTCACGAAGGGTGGAACCTGTACATTTAAATCGTTAGACATTGGAACCCTGACAATTCGACAAAATGAAGTTGGTCACGACTCAGACCTAGCCACTAAAGAGTTTCAAATAACCAACACAGTAACCGGGGCTAACTGGACAGTTACAGATAACGTAGAGATTACAATGTCTGAACCTGCTGTACAACTAGGTAACCCATAAAGTGACAGAGAAATGTGAGACCTGTTCTTGGATTGAGAAACAGTATCGCAACCTTCCAAAAGATACAGAAGACTTATCACTTAACCTCACACGTAGAAACCACACACTTCTCTTTCACTACGGTGAAGTGAACAGGGTACCTGCAGACAATGCCGAAACAAACTCGTAAGTCTTGGAAACCCCCTGAGGGTTTCTATATAGTTGTAGGTAATGAAAAGAAATTTATTGCACGGGGTGACAAATGCCAAAAAGATGGTGGGAAATAATACACGTAAGACCTCAGGTCTTAACAGCTATTCTCGTTTTGGGAATCATAGCTATACTGGGTATATTCAATAACATGAACGAGATATCAGGCGTGTGTGCAGCTGGTATCATAGCCCTCAGTAAGGACGTTATAACGTCTGACTCTTCCTGACCCTGTAGAAAACGCTGGCACCCAGTGCAATCAGTGTACTGATACCCAATAAAGTTAGTTTAATTTTCATGGTGTCTCCGTTATGTTTACAGGTTCGGTTCATCGAAATCGTCCCACGTTAAATATGGTTCTATATGTCTTCTAAACTGTTGGTTGTTAAATTGGCTACCTATAGGGAAACTAATAAATGCAACAAGGTTTTGAATTACCCTCTTCGCAATTAATAAATCTCTTTCCGATAATTTGGGCAACGATATCACAGCACTATCATAAGAACGGTATTGCTCCGTTTGAAACCAAGTGTCGTGAAGTCTTCTAACTGTGGAAATAATTTGTGAATATTCTTCTTTAGTCATGCAAGTTCCTTAATATCTATTATAGTTTCATTTTTTATTATCTCGTCACCCCATTCGTAATATAGGCTATAAGATATATACTTAGCTGAGTCATCGACTAGGACCCCAGTTTTTACAAGCCCGTCTATACTTCCTTTCATCGCTGCAAAAAGATTATCTGCATCTCTGGTACGTTTATCCTTGGAACGCCACGTTATGGTGATGTGGGCACGTTCTATTGGGGTGTCAGGTCTGCCCTGTTCGAGTACATAAGCAATCATTTCTTCATGTTGCCCACTTCGTATCTCGTTACGCTTATAACGATATGTGTTGCTATTCGGGTTAGCCTCACGGGGTGGTAAGTCTGGTAATACTATTCGCATCCACCGCACTTAACAGGTGAATCCTCAGGGCAGACTCCATCATCAAAGATGCAACCCTCGTAGTCGTACAGGTTACGCAGTAATCTTTCCATCTCACCCCACTTGTGGAGTAGCTGAAGCATCTTGTGTTCCAGCTTGGTGTTCTGGTTTATCGGGTTATCATTCCTGTCCCAGAGGTGAGGGTCTACAGCTAAGAACCAGTCAATACCCTTGCGGAGCCTGTCCTTGAGGTCGTGAACTTCTTTGTCTATATGGTTATACGCAGTGTTAAGAGCGTCTATAACTTCCTGTTTGTTGTCTATAATCTTCTGTACTAATTCAGACTCAGACTCAGGTCCCCGTATCTTCAGGGCACCCTCTTCCGAGGTGAGTGTAAGTCCTGCATCGTATGCTGTTTCCAGCAGTTTAACTATCTGGTCACTTACGTTGTCCATTCTTTTTGCTCCTGTGCTAATCCAACGGTACTATCGTTTATATCTAGCTTGAGTAAATTAGAATTTTGTACAGCCAGTTCAATGGCATCTGATGCGACATCGTTATCTTTAATACTAGACACCCTTTTTCTAAGGTCTTCTAGTTCCATAGTCCCGTGTGCTTTTATTAATTGGTGGCAGATAGTGGTTAAAGTTTCTCCCCGTAGTAAGTTGCCACTCTCATCACCTAAACCTAACGTGTCGAATTTTACTACATCTAGTTGTTTTTCGTAATCATCCTCCAAGCTGTTGTATTTATCTACCATATCAAAGTTAATCGTAAACCCCCTAGGACCTATGGTCCCAAAGTCGTTTGCCTTCCTGTGGTGCATGACAACTTTCAATTCACCTGTGTCACTTTCCTGCATCTTGGTAACCTCAAACATCTGACGGGCACGAGCCTGTTTAAAGGAAGAACCGTATATCTGGTACTTACCCGTGGTGTCTCCTGCCTTGTTAGCGTGGTCTATCGAGACACTGGTTACTTCCAGTATGCGGAGTGCATCAAAGTATTCCTCTACAGCATCAGGGTCACTGCTCTTGCCACCGAGTGCAGGGTTAACGCTGTCTATTACCACGTAGGTTATGTCGTTATCGACAACCACTCTCGATATAGCCTCTATGCTATTAGCCAGAGTACCTGCCATTCTCTTGTACCAGATACCAGAGGTTTCAGGGTTGCCTACACCAAGCCCTTTCTGCAGGGCGAACAGCCTCTGTTTAAATACGTTCTGTTCTTCTTCCCAGTCCAGATACAGGACGTTTCCTTTCGGTGCCCGTAGACCCAAGGCACTCATGCCACGGTCAACGAGTACGGACGTAAGCAAAGCTAGGTAGGATTTACCGGAACCTCCGGGTGCCCATACCAGATTGGCTACACCCTTGGTGAAGAACGGGTAGAGTGCATAACTGCGTGGGTCATGCACATCAAGTTCAGTCATCTGTTCAGCCGGTATACCCTCTCTGTGTTTATCCATGATTGCACTAAAGGCATCGTTGATAATGTTGCCCCACATAATATAGGGATAATCCATAGTGGCTTCAGCCAGTGTACCTATCAGAGTTTTCTTTACGTTGGGGTTTAACATGTCTGCGTTACTACGACTAAGCTCTACCTCTCTGTAGGTATTGTTCATAGACAGTTCAGCTTCTACTGTCAGTTCAGTTGTAAACTTCTCTCCTCCATCACGTAACCTTTCCGCTCTCAGGGATACCCGTTGGCTGGGGAACTTAACATCTATGATTGTTCCCCTCTTTGTTATCTCTAAATCAGTCATACTTATACCTTCTCCTACTGGTACTACTGTTGGGAGCAGGTTGCGGTGGGGCACTCTGCTCTGTAATTTCTTCTAGGAAACGAATCAAGTCCCGTGTCTTAACAAACACACGGTTAGATTCTTCCATTGCCTTATCCAGAATGAGAAGAGTTTTTTTGTGTTCCTCACGCTCAACCTGATACGCTACTTTCCAATCGACTTCATCCATACTCACCTCCAAAGTGAGAGCAGTTTCCCGTCTTGCTCAGGACATTGGCTACACCTGCTGTAACTTCAACCGTTAAAGTTCACAGGAGTATCGGAGTAAAAGGAGAGCCTGATAGGTATACGTAACTTATTCTTTCTAAGCTACACCCCCCAGAACACAGGCATTCATTATTGAGTACAACCAGTACTGTCTGGGTTACATGAACGGTTTATTCTCCTCGTAGCCGTAGGTTTCTTTTTCTAAATTCTCTGTTTACTGAAAGAATTCTGTGTCTTTCCGCACAGTTTAACTTGTCTCTTACCCTACGGAAGATAGCAATATATATATCTGCTTCGTGCTTTTCTTCCCTGAGTTGTTGGTCACTTAGCTTCTCAGGTTTATCCTTGTATACAAAATGAAACCTTCCGTCACCTTTAGCCACGTTTACTTGACCACTTAGAACGACCTGCTTGCCACTGCCGTAGCTTACAGACGTAAAGAAATACCTGTTGTTGGCTGAACGTATGTCTAACTTCTCTGACTTTTATGTCTGTCCCCTCCTCCTTGGGTAGGTACAACGCAATCGCCCTTACATTGGACGCTGCTGACGCATCAAGGAATTTACCTATACCGCAATACGACAGTGCCAGTGAGTATGCAGATAACTGCAGTGCGTGATTCATGTGTTGTTTACCAGTCTTGTAGTCCACAATAACTGGAACCCCATCATCATCTATTGCTATCAGGTCTACCTTACCGGCAAACGAGATTGGTGCGTTGCTACTGGACTCGTCATGGTAATACAAACCCTGTTCAGATGCTATGGGGTGCAAGCCTGAGTTTTCCATCCATTCATACCAAGCGTCTATCGCTGGTTGGTGTTCCTCCTCTACAACAATACGTATACCCATCTGGTCAGAGTTATATATACTTTCCAGTATGGCGTGAACTCTTATTCCAAAACTGGCAGACTCTTCCATCTTAACCGTAGACATTCCTGATGCTTCCATCAGTATGTCTTCGTACTCTTCAACTGTAGTACCACCTTGTAACCTAGGGTACTGTGTCTTCATATGCTCTATAGCCTGTATTAACGGTAGCCGTGTATAGAAACCATCACCTTTATGTATAACGCTGTCTATCAAGCCCGTGACCCTAGGCAAAACGAACGGATGCCCGTCACCTTTCCCGTCTACTATCTCTTCAGGTACTCGCTCGTCACCTTTAACGATGTAACCAGTACCTTCTTCGTTAAGCAGTACGTTAACTGATTGACTCCAGTTATCGAACCGCTCCTTTACTGCCTCAATTTCTTTACTATCAACCAATTTTTTCCTCTCTTTTTCTAGTGACCCCGAACCCTTTGTTGACTCCAAGCCAGTGCCCACTGCACTGTCTGGAACAGAAGTTTAGACTGGGGTTTTGAACGTGTTTCTTATTTTGTTTCCATGAAGCTATCTCTTGGGGGGTAGACTTCACAGTTTTCTTACCGCAACCAGAACAGAAGAAGACTACAGGTTTAGCCTTAGCACATTCACGACACATTTTAGAACTGTTCCTGTATGCCGTTTTACTTCCGCTCTTTTCTTTACCGCACTCTATGCAGTACGCTTGAAAGCGACCTCCACGCTGTATCCTTTCGATAGGTTCTATGTCTGGATTCCTGTTAGCCTCCGCAATTATTTGTCTGACACGCTCTCGTGTTAAACCAATTGCGTCACCGATAATCTGCAGGGTTGCGTAGGGATTCCTGTCTACTATGTGCTTGATAGCTACATAGTTTTTCCATGTTGTTTTACTGAGTTTTTTTTGTTGGGTATAAAAAACCATACCCCCTCCTGCTAATTGCATTTGCTCCACCCACAGTCAATGCAGGTAAAACATCTGCCTTCAAATATAATATTTTTTCCTTCACATACAGGGCACATTACACATTGCTCCTTACTCGCTTACTAAATATAGGTATCCCAAATATTTTGTACTCATACTCTTTAGTCTGGTATACCTTTGGCTTACTCTCGGTATACTGGTTTCGTATTCCTCCTACACCAAATTGGTTTCGCCTTATTTCGTAGAACCTAGCTAAAAAAGAGCTTCTTTTTTGAACACCCAATTTCCAGCTTGGGTCACTCGCTACTTCAAGATACTTTCTGTAGGCTTCTGGACCATTTATATCTACATCTCCAGCATACTGGATTAATAATTCCTGTAGTTTGGGGTGTCGCCTGTTTCTTCTTCGTCTAAATGTAGTCATCACTTTCCTCCAAATAGTGATAGTTGTTCTGCCTGTTCACCAGTGTTCCAATACTTTAGTACCAGTACCAGCTGGTTGTTGAACCCACGGTTAAGTGGGAATGCGTTGTCCATAAAGTCAGAGAACAGGACACGGTACGTAGCACCAGTATCTCCACACGTAATACGTATGCGTCTGGCACCTGCACCGTGTGCCTGTTGTATAACCGTTGAATCGAATGCCCAACCCTCTGGTCTGCGTAACTTATGCTTGGACTCCTGCCTGTTGGCAATCATAATATCGTCTACGACATGAGCCACTACGACTCCATCGTCAGTACGCAGTTCCATATTTACTTAACCCCCTATACAAACGGGTCTTCGTTAAGTAAATCCTCCGCATCCCCTTCATCAAATTCACTGTAGACCTTGCCTGTTACTACGTATTCCAAGAGCATCTCGGACATCTCTTCCGCTATGGCTACAAAGTTACTGGTTACGTAGCCTTTGTCCTTGGATACAGTGTGAGCCACCATAGGTACCACCATCCAAGACGCACACTTGAGTGTTGCCTGACGCATGATACGCATCTGGTTCTGGTCTATTCCTGCAAAGATATCATGCTTTGATTTAGCTACAATCAAAGCACCAGTCTCCATAGGGGTTAGTTCTCTTTCAGCTACAGCCGGAGCCTGTGGTACAGGAGCTGATGGTTGCTGAGGTGCAACGGGAGCCTGATTGGGGTTTTCCCACTGGCTAACGAAATGCTTAAACATATACTCGGTAGGGTTCGGTTCGTTGTTGTGTTTATTCAGCAAGCTACCACGCTTAACCAAGGCGTTGTATGTTCCCACGTTAAACGGAGCAGGGCAGTTCTCTCTGTATGTGTAGATATTTACAGGGTACTGGCTCCACGAAAATCTACAGGACAATTTGTACTGTGGGTTACCGTTGTGGTCTGTGATGGGTTCACCTTGATACTCAGTCTGAATATCTATAACCTCTACCGCTTCCCATCGTTCTTCTGTTGGTAATTGAGTTACCATAATTCAACCTCCAATTTGCTTATTAGGATTACTAATAAGATTATGTTTGCCATAGCTAAAATAGCTACGGTTATTGAGAATCTCCAAACCAGTTGATGACATTTTTTTTCCAGTCTCCTGCTACGGTTGGACAGGTAGTCATACTGGTTTAATAGATACTGAACATTAGCTTCTAGCTTACTGTTAACAGTCACTGTTGTATTACTTAGTTAACAGTTAACTGTTTACAGATACTAGTTTCTGTGTAGTCCGTTAACAGATTATAGCAGGTAGACAGAGTCTTGTCAAGCTGTCTCGACATAGTTGTCAACTGCTCCTGCTACTATTGATTCTAAGTCTGCCATCCAGATGCCATCGTTTATCAGGTCTAGAAACATACCGCTTAGGTTTGCATCTAAGTCCTCGGTGAGGAAGTTTTCTACGTTGTGAAACCTATCCATGATGTACTCCATCAAAGTGTCAGCCCTCATGTATATTGGTGCAGGGCTACCGTCTACTAACTCCTCGGCATCATTGGCTATGTCATACAGAGCCTGTTGAGATGACGGCTCGTTATTTAACCACAGATTGACGAGCCATGTCTGCCTATTTTTCCAACCGTTATATTCTTCGCACATTATTCCCACTCCTCGTGGCTTATGATTAATATATCTCCGACTACAGGGTAGTCAATTACTTCTGTGACAGTGAAGTTTATGTCCTTGCCTTTCAGCAATCCTTCCTCGTCACACAGGTACAC